GAGCGTGCAATCTGGAACAATATTGTAACTATCGGCAATAAGAGTGGGCATCTTATAGATTTAATTTTCCCGCCTGAAATAGTATTGGCTAAAAACAATACAGACCTTAAACTAACGTTAATTAATGGGAGTACAATCAACATGGGCGGCACAGATAACCTAGATTTCGTAGGGCAGGGTGGTTATGGCTACGCTTTGAGTGAGTTTTCGTTGCACAAAGAAGAGGTAACAGGATTCCTAGCTCCTATCTTGGACGAAGGTAACTCATTTATTATTATGAACGGCACAATGCGTGGTAAAAAGAATCAGTTGCACCAGATGTATCAGGCCAACAAAGACAACCCCGACTGGTTTTGCGAATGGCTAACGCCGCAAGACAGCAAGCGGTACTGTTGGGTTAGCAATGAGATGAACTTAAATCCAGAGCTGTTAGGGCAGACAGACCCGCTGACTGGTTTGACATATATGAACGTTCAAGACCGAATTGACTCTAAGATGATTTCGTACTCGTTAGCGAGGCAGGAGTATTTAAACGAAGCGGTCGCCGATGTGGCTAACTCGGTATACGGATATGAAATGACTAAGCTGTATGATAATGGCAATGTATGTGAAATTAATAAAAGTGACAGACCTGTGTATACTTTTTGGGATTTGGGTATGGATGACCCAACAGCAATAGTATTTGCATATGTTGAACACGGCAAAGCGGAGATAATAGACTACTATGAAAACACAGGACACGACATCAAACACTATCTTGACATCATCGCAGAAAAAAAATACCGATACGCAGGACACTATATGCCCCATGACTCTAAGAAGCGTATGGGTAATACGGGTACTAATATATTGGACTTTTGTCGCACACAGTACAGCTTTGAAGCTAGAGCGATACCAAAAACCAATTCTGTGCGGGATGATATTGAAATTGTCAGACGGCATCTTCCATCTTGCAAAATTGATATGTCGCTTGAGAACTTACTGGATCACCTCACCAACTATCAATGGAATCCGAACACAGGTAAAATCTTGCATAACGAACATTCGCACGGTGCTGATGCGGTCAGAATGATGTTTATGGCTATGCATGACAAAATGACAAGCGAGTATTTATTAAGACCCAAAAGCCAATTAGACCGCAGGGAGTACATAGCAGATGATTACCTCATTTTTTAAAGAGTACGGCAATGAAGCTGAAAAAATACTTAAAGATTGTACGCATATATATTGTGACGAAGAGTTATTTTTTTGCGGATATAAAACGCATTCTGATTACATACTTAAAAAGACTAATAAAAGACTTGACAAAGGTGATACATGGTTCGTATATTACGCCGCAGGTAAAGTTACAAAATTGTTTGAGATATTTGAGCCGCAAAAATTTGTTTGTTTTCACAGATTAAATTCAGACAAACTAAAAATTTATAGTTACAACAGACTGAGAGATTATTATGGGAAGTAAGAGTAGCAAAAAGAAAGCCCCTGCCCCACCTAAAATTGAAGAAGCACCCCCGATTATGCAAGAAGCTGACGCTGTAGCCACGCAAGAATATATGCAAGCTAAACAAGATGATCGTATGAGCGTTGAGTCTACACTAATGACTTCGCCTCTTGAGCCTAAAGAAACCATGATGTCTACTGCTTCTAAAAAGAAAAAGAAAGTAACTGATCCTGAAACAATATCTAATGTAGCTTCATCAATGGGCGCAATGGGTGGCTATTAATGGATGCAAATTCTTTAATTAAAAAATATCAGTCAATGGATTCTACAGTTCGTGGCAACTGGATGAACCTGTGGCAAGAGTGTGCTGACTGGTGCTATCAAACTAATGATAATATAAATCGTATTCGTGTGGCAGGACAAGAAAAGCCACCGCAACGTATGATTGATACTTGCATCGAAGCTAACTATTCATTTGCTAGTGGATTCTTTTCGCATATGTTCCCGCCTAATACAGTGTGGGCTAAGTTTCGTCACCCATCGCCGATGATGATGGCTAATAAAAATGTAGCTAACTACTTTGAAGAAGTCAGCCGTATAGCACACAAAGTAATTATAGAATCTAATTTTGCACAAGAAGAGTTCCAGTCTTTACTTTCTTTAGGATGTTTCGGTACTAATTGCCTTATGATGGAAGAAGACGACCGCAATGTAGTTCGTTTTCGTAATTACATTGTAGATGATATTCGTATTGCTGAAAATCATTTGCACGAAGTAGATACGGTGGCTCGTGAATACACACTTACAGGTCGTCAGGTGCTGCAAAAGTTTGGTGAAGAAGCTGTAAAAGAAGCAAGACTTGATAAGATATTTAAAGAAATGGAGATGGGGAAAGACAATAAGTACAAGTTTATTCAGTACATTGCACCTCGTGAGGACTTTAAATACGGTAGTCTAAAAGCTACAGAAAAACCTTTTGCTTCTTATCATGTATCTAAAGAATCTAAAGAGATAATTAAAGAAAGTGGCTTTGATTACAACCCATTTAAAGTATCACGGTTTATGGTCGGTAACGAAGAAATATATGGTCGTTCGCCTATGAGCATGGTTCTGGGGACAGCTCGGCGTACCAACGTGGTATACCGATCACTTATGATTGCATCTGAGCAACAGGCTAACCCACAATGGTTGATTCCTGATGACGATAGTGTTTCAGGTATGAGTAATCGTGCGGGTTCATTTATCAAGTGGCGTGCTACTAATCCTAATGGAAAGCCAGAACGGCTTGCACCTAACGGAAATCCTGCATTAGCTAAAGATATGTATGATATGCATGAAATGCAGATTAAAAAAGCATTCTTTAACCATCTATTCCGTCCGTTAGATCAGTACAGAAATATGACTGCTACTGAAGTTAACGAGCGTATGACTACAGATTTAATGACTCTTACACCGTTTGTAGCTAGATACATTGAAGAACACGTTACTCCAGTAATGAATCATTTATTTTATATACTTCAGAAACGCAAAATGCTTCCTCCTGTACCACAAGAATTGTCGCAGTCGGCAGAGTATGAAGTTGACTATGTTGGCCGTTTATCTTTAGCAACTAAGTCTTTTGAGACTATGGGTGCAGTAAATACAATGCGTGTATTTGGTGAGTTAGCTCAAATGAATCCACAGGCATTACAGTCACTAGAAAATGTAGACTACGACAAGTTGTTCCAAGAAATTTGGTTTGCTAACAGCTCTAGTATGAACGCTCTTAAAGACCCTGCTGAAGTTGAAGAAGATCGAGAAGCTAAAGCTGAAGCGGCTGAACGACAACAAATGATGCAAGCAATGCCTGCTATGGCAGATGCCGCACAGAAAGTAAGTGGAGCGGTTGATCCTAATAGCATATTAGCACAGGAGGGCATAAGTGGAGGAGAATGAACTACAAAAATTAATTAGTGCTTATCGTAGAGTATTTTTATCTCCAGAGGGACAAACCGCTTTAGAAGACTTGCGAAGACTTTCTGCTATTGATGAGCAAGCAGGTAGTGAGTTAAGCCACACAGAGTGTGCATATAGAAACGCTATGCAGGATATGTATAGATATATAGAAGCAATGATTTCGGAAGACTAATGGCTGAGACTGTAATTAGACGAACTGTTGGTAAAGGCGGTAATTACCGCTCTACTAAATCTGGTGCAGGCATGACCAAGAAAGGTGTTGCCGCATATCGGCGTGCTAATCCTAAGTCAAAGTTAAAGACTGCTGTTACTGGTAAAGTTAAAAAAGGTAGCAAGGCGGCTAAACGAAGAAAATCTTATTGTGCTAGATCGCTAGGACAACTTAAAAGAAGTAGTGCTAAAACGAAAAACGACCCTAACAGTCGTATTCGTCAGGCACGAAGAAGATGGAAATGTTAATATGAAATGTGGAGGTGGTAAAATGATGCACGGAATGAAAAAAAAGAAAACAGCTAAAAAAGTTTCTAAAAAGAAAACTGCTAAGAAGGCAGTTAAAAAAACATACAAACGCTAACATAGGAGAATAAATGAGCGAAGAAGTAGAGACACCTGTTGAAGCACCCTCAGTTGAGGAAACTGCAACACAGCCTCTAAACATCTTAAATGATGAGGGCAAGTTTAACGAAACATGGCGAGATGCCCTACCTGATGATTTAGGTAAGCACTCGATATGGTCTAAGTACGATAATGTAACAGACTTAGTTAAAGGAGCAATCAATGCTCAGTCGCAAGTCGGAAAGAAAGCAGAAGATTTTTGGCTTTCAGAAGATCAAAACGACATCGCCAGACGGCGAGAGATAATGAACATTCCAAATGAGGTGGATGAATATGAAATCACTACTGGAGAAATACCCGAGGGTACAGAGTTGGACGAAGCAAGGCTTGGTTCTTTTAAAGAGTTGGCTCACAAAGTTGGTCTTACAGTTGAACAAGCTCAAGCAATCGCTGATTGGGAAATTGAAAGCGGTTCTGCTGACCTTCAACAAATAGAACAAAATGAAGAGCTATCTGTTCGTGAAGCAGAAGACACGCTTCGTAAAGAGTGGACTGGTGATAAGTTTGAATACAACATGGGTAAAGTAGCCAACGTAATGGACTATCTTGGGCTTGAAGAGTTTAAAGATGACCCTGCTATTGGCAATAATGTAGACTTTATTAAAGCTGTATTTGAAAATATTGTTCCTATAATTAGCGAAGATGAGATTATTGAAAGTGGCGTAGAACAAAATGTAGCTACTATTTCTGATCAACTTGATTTATTGGAAGAAGAAATGAGAAACTACGAAGGAAGTACAAGCGATGTTACATATCAACAGATGTTAAAACAGCGTTTAGCATTTCTTGAGAAGATTTCATAAGTTTTAACTTGACATATTTGTAGTTATTACATATAAGTCAGGCAGATTTGAAGCGGAAACCTTTTAAAGCCCGAAAGATAATCTGGGGTGAGAACCTTATATCAGGCTAGACCCTCACGGTGAGGATACTCAGAGCCGACTAAAACTTGTATATTAAATTATTAA